TCCTTGTTGTACCCTTTGCTGTAGTCCTTGTGCAGCCTCATTGACCTCTCGTTCCACTTGTGCTCTCGCTTTGTACGCTATGTGTTCTTGAAGGTGAGCGTAAAACGTCCCCATCACCGTTGGTGAGGTAGCAACAAGAGGTGTCTGCATAAATGTCGTATGCACAAGAATATGTGCGTCGTGACTTTGTTCTGGAAATACTTGTAATAATTGACCACTAAGTGCTCTAGCGTTCTCTATAGCGGGGTCAGTTGGTTGTGGCTGTGCAGGTGGAGGCAGTATCTCATCAATATTTTGTATCTCCAGTGCTTGATACATCCTCTTATACGCTGCATTTAGGTCGTGCATCTGAGGGTTAGATTGAGCCAGTTGTAGCTGTGTCTGAGCTAATGTGACTCTCTGAGCCATAGAAAAGATGTTTGGGTCGCTGACGGGCAGAATATCGACCCTAGCGTCGAAGTCTGTTGCCTTTACTTGCTGTTGTGCCCCTGCGACCTCATACGGATAGAGGGGAGGTAGATTTTCCGCAAAGATGGTAGACAGCAGTCTGAGTTCCGTTTTCTGTGCGTAGTGAAGCCGTTTGTGAATTGCCGACATGACCTTCATACCACGTTCCAACAGAGCCACAGTCGTGCCCACAGGGGCGTTCTTTTGCCCTCCTTCGCCTATCTTGGCATCAGCAATAGATACAAAACGTCTACCACTGTCCACAAGTGAGGCTAACAGCGTTGCAAGTGTACCAGAGGGTTCTTTGTACGGAAGAGGTATAATAGCATCACGAATGTTACCACCAGGAGCATCTATGTCCCTAAACTCTCCTGGCTGTAGTGGCTCGTCGTCGTTTCTTACTCTTACGCCTCGTGCTTTGAAGCCTGCGGGTAGGTTAGCCAGTGTCCCTGCGTCGATTAATTGTCTAAGGATACTTGTAGCTGCTCGACCTAACCCACCCAACATATGTATAAGTCCAGAGCCATAAAACCCTAGACCAGGTAAAAACTTATAATGAACAAAAAACTGCTTCTTTCTCTTCAGTGGGTCGTTCTCAGCGTAGTTACGACGTATCGCCAGTATCTCTCCACTTTCTTTATGAAGCGTCACAATGTAGGGTAACTTGATTCCAGTAGGCTCACCATCGGCTCCCATGTCCTCAAAACCCTCAATATCAAGATCAGCATGAAATTCTAGTATTGTATGTGTGTCCTCAGAATAATTTTTAGACAACCCCTCAATCTCGTTTACTTTTTCCTTGACTGTGTCGGGTTCTTCTTCACCAGAACTTAACTCGACATCCAAATAGATCCCGCCCACCTGCATTTTCCGCAGTTCATTCTCATTCATGCGTAGGACATGAGTGACTCTTGGTGCTGTTTGTACGTCGCTCGCTGAATACGGCACCACTAAATCTTGAGCAGGTATAAACTTTGATACCGCTCGTTGTTTTGTAGGATCGTAGTATACCTTCTTAAACGTAGAACCAGACAGAGGCAGATAGAACAGCATTTGATCCGTGTCGGGATCAAACTCCTCCATAACTTCCGTAATCTGATAGTTCATAAATTCTTTTATTCGAGCAGCTTGTGCCTCTTTTTCGGGTGTCTCTGCACCTATAATCTGGGTACGAACAGGCCCACCAGACGGTAATAATTCCTTGTACGACTGTGATTGAAACTGGGTGACCGACTCGGATATTAGTGGATGTGTAACCCCACTTGCCCCCTCAAAAGGCTCCGTTCTATCGTCATACTGCATACCAAGCAGATCTAATCCTTGTGTGTAGGTATTCTCCCACTCGGATCGAGACTCTTGGTCTTCATCAAACAACGCTCGTAAATCGGAAGACAACTCACCAAGGGTTCCTTCATCAAGAGCTTCCGCTATATTTGCGTTGTGATCGTATGGTTCAGCCATGACTTCTGTCTGCTGTTCCATAAGAGCTTGAACGATGGCACCGCCCTGCCCGTCGTCTATAACTTCGGCACCACCCTCAAACTCCTGCGGTGTATCAACAGCTATCTCTACTGTTGCTTCATCCGCGTCTACTTCTGGATTAATACCAGAATCTACTAACGCTGCCAGAGGTGTTCGCTCTTCTGCCACTAAAAGCTTCCTTTAAAATCTACCTTGCCACCATTGGCAAACTTCTTCGTTTTTTCAATTCTTTTACCTTCGTCTCTGGTTTTAGCTTTTCTTTCAAGCATTCCCGTTTCTTTGTTAAACGTGTTTTTATTCTTGTTTTCTAATCTAACCTTAACTTTAGGGTTTTCAGACAAAGCTCCCATACCCACTTGTGTACCAAACACATTTTCACGAAGGTAATTACCAAGATCCATCGCTTTATCTACAACTTTTTCAACCACCTTTTTATTCATCAATAGTTCCCTTTGAAGTTTGAGGTCAAGTTACCGATCATGCCACCATCTTTTAGGCGTTTCTCTTTCTCCGCATCCACTTTTCGGATAGCTTCCATCAAGCCACCGTCTTTCTTTTTAATGACGCTTTGTTTGAAATCCTTTTTTTGCTCTGGAGTCATGTCAAACCCTTTTTCACCACCCATAGCACCAGGTGATTTATTTTTTGTTTCAAAAATATATTGTAAAGGATCCTCTCTAAGACTTCTTAGCTCTCCTCTATCGTCAAAAGGAGTTTTAACTGGTACCTTTACCTTTGTCGGTGCTCCGCTCTTTTTCGACGGGCCGGTTGTTGGTTTCACCATTTCGCTCTCTCCATAATCGTTGTATATATTCTATCGTCTCTGCATGTTTCTTAGGATCATATCGTCGGTTGTCCATCAGTAGTAACTCCTCATCCTAGGTACATAATCCTCTTCTTCGTCCTCTCCGTCAAGATAAATAAACCCACCTTGACGAAACCGCATCAATGCCATTGTCATACTATCACAAAAGTCATCATGATCACCATACGGGAAAGAGGCTATTTCTTCAATAACTTCTTCGGCAAACCCCTTGTTTTCGGGTGCCCATACCTTACCTGCCTCGAACAACGGTGCCACCATATGCATTCTAGTTGTTTTGTCCTTGCCTTTGCCCGGTGAAAACGACAATGCAGGAATATTATGCAGACGTAATTCATCAATAAGGGGCGTACCACTCGCTTTTGCCTCGATAATCACCATATCTGGCTCCCAATACTCGTATTCCTCATACGCCTCGCGTTTTAAATCAGGAAAACTCCACCGTCCACGCTTCGCGTCCATCAAAATGATGTGATCAGAGCCGTCTTCCTCGGACGTAAAGATACCCCACGTTGTAATAGCACTATAATCCGCACTTTCTTTCTTCGAAAACGCTGTATCATAGCTCTGAATGATGTATTTTACGGGTGGAATGCTCTCTTTTTCCCATTTTTGCCACCAATCCTTCTTAACAATCGCTCCTTCTTCCGAAGTTGGCTCTTGTTGCCACTGTGCCGACCATTTTGCGACCGGCAACGACGCTTTTATGCCCAAAAGTGTGTCTTTATCCCAAAATTCGGGCCATAAAGGCTTGTTTGAGGGCAAAATTGCAGGAAATTCGACCACTTCCCATTGATCCGACATCATATCGCTCCCTTGAGCAGCCAGTAACCGCCCCGTCAAGTCCTTTTTACCCCATCTGGTCATCACCAAGATGATCGAACCACCAGGTTGAAGACGTTGTCGAGGCCCCGACGTGTACCATTCATACGCATTATCAAAAGCAGACTCTGAAAGAGCGTCCTGTTCCGAGTGTGGGTCGTCAATAATAAACAAATCCGCACCACGACCCGTGACTGCTGCTCCTACGCCCGCAGCAAAGTATTCACCGCCCACCGATGTCTGCCATCTACCTGCAGATTTACTGTCTTCTTTTAAACTCGTATCAGGAAAAATCTCCTGATACTGTGGATCGGCAATCAAGTCTCGTACTTTACGACCAAAACGTACCGCCAGTTCTGTGTTATGCGTTGCTTGTATTATCTTTAACTTAGGGTTCCTTCCCAAGAACCATGCCGGCATCATAAAAGACGCAAACTCCGACTTCGAATGACGCGGTGGCATGTTCACAATGAGTCTCTTGATCTCGCCCCTTGCTACTTTCTCCAGTTTCTCCGCAATAATCCTATGATGCTTGCCCTCGATAAACCCGTCATATACATGATGGGCAAACGGCATAAACTTCTCCTGTGCTTTCTCACGAAGCTCTATCTTCTTTTTTGCTTCCGTTAGAAGAAGTATCTCTTTCAAGACCTCTTCGGGAACAGCTTTGTAGTTCATGATTCTACGTTGTTAGTCTTACGGGCGGTAAGTTTCCTACAGGAGTGCCTATTGGTGGCGTTAACACAAACGGATACGCATCCGCTATACCACCCGCAGCAGGTGGTGTTGTTCCTGGTGCGGGTGTCGTGGGTGTAGTAGGAGTGGTCGTAGTATCTGTTGGTGTGTTCGGTGCAATAATCGGTACACACTGTTGCAATGTAGGATCAAAG